GTTTTGGATCCGCTATGCTATTAGAGAGGAATGTTTTTGGGCTCAGGCAGAGGCTGGAGCGGGGGGATACAATTCGAATAGGCATGAAGTGGTGGCATGGGGGTGCTGATGAACTAGTCCGAATTTTGAATGGTAGGGATTCTGATATGATGTATTCGGACGGGGATTTTGTCAAGTATGATTTTGGCATTCATCGTATTCTTATTGAGCTCTATTGTGCGTCTGCGGGTATATATTATGATTTTAAGAATCGGGATCCCAGAGCGTACAAACGGATGCTAGCAGCAGCAATGAAATATCTGACTTTACGAGTGACACATATATTTGGGACTGAGTGGCGAGCAATTATTGGACAGATGCCTTCAGGAGCTTATTGTACTAGTCATGGGGATTCATGGATTTTAGCGTTTATGTTCTGGTTGTTTGTAGTATGGACTAAGCACTCTTACCCAGAGTTTAGGGAGCGGCTTGAACAGTACACCCTTAAGAGACTTATAATGATAATTGTCTATGGTGATGATCACGTGATTGGTAATCCGCGCGCTGTTGGGGGAATAATAAATGAGGTCCAATTCGCAAAGTTTGTGGGCAGGTTTTTTGATATGCGAATAAAGGATATGAGGTCAGACGTTCCGCTTATTTCGAAGCCTAACACGACAGGAGGGATGTTGCAAACCGGAATTGTATTTTTGAAAAGGTATTTAATCACAAAGCCAGCTCACTTTGTGTCAAACATCGATATGCCTGAGTTTTTTCCCTACCGTCCGATAACTGCCTATTACCATAAATTGGCGTTTTCTAACTCTGGTGGTGAGAAGTCTGAGTATGATTTTTTGCTATCGTGTATTGGTAATGCTTACGATACAATGGGCACAAATAAAGTTGCGTATGACTTTATCCGATTTGTGTATGCCTACGTAATGACCGCGCTCAATGTTACTTCGTCAAAGATTTACGAACATTACACTAGTCGTATGGCTGATGCACATGAGAGAGATTTATCTAGGATTATGAGGAAGTGTGGAATATCTGCTGAAGAGATTAAAATGGGTTTTCCTTCTATGGAAAAATTGGAGACAATGCACGTTCCAAGAAAAGGTTATCACGACCTATCTGATCGAACAAATAATATCGAATTTTGGTAATGATAGAATGTTCATTACTAATTTTCCTAGTTTAGGTTTAAAAAAACTCAGGC